TCAATTGACTGCTAACAAAAGATTAGACTTTGAATTAGCAAGACTTAAAAACTGTGGTGAACTTAAGAAAGCTGGTATCATGTTCCACCCTAAGTCACCATACTTTAGTGTATGTGCTGATGTAGTTGTTACTGCACCTGGTGGAAAGGTAATTCCACACGAACACCAGATACCACAACCACAATGGACTAAACCTAATGAGGAATCTACTTCTTCAGAGCCTTCCGAAGTTCCATTATCGCCCGATTCCGATCTCTCTGAGCAAGCATCCGTTCCCGAACTGAAAGAACAGGGTCTGTCTTTCCCATCATCTTCTTTACCTTCGCAACGACCTTCTTTATCACAGGTTTCACCACCTTCAAAAGAAGGTCTGCTAGGGGTTTGGCAAGTAGGGCAGATGAAGTCGCAACCAGAGCAATAGTAGCAGTAGTAGATACAATAGGAACACTAGGTAAATATTTTTCAGCAAGACCAAGTGCTTCCCATTGTGTTTCACATACCTTTCCGTCAGGAGTTAATTTATATCCAATAACTTTTTCTGTACCTGCCTGATTCAAATCTCCTATACGTCTTGCATTAGGTGGAGGGCATTCTACATCCTCTGCTGTTTGTCCAGGTGTTTCAGGTGCTGGTGGAGCATCTGGTATCTCAGGTGCAGGTGGTTCTCCAGTATCAACACCTTCAGGAACTTCTTCTGAATCTGTATATACTGTCTGCCAAGTTAGTCCTCTATAATCATACTCTGCTGGTTCATAGTATGGAGCACCAGCATCACATAATACTGTATTACCTTTAGGGTCATCATCGACCAGCATTTTATTCTTTGATCTTTGCTTTAAATTCTCTTTATGTACCTTGACGCAACCAGGCATATTAACGATAGGAGTACCAGCATTAACAGTAACAGGTACTGTTGGTGGTATTGCAGTGGGTGGGTTGACCACCCAAGTACGTGTGTCTTGCACATTAACATTCCTTATGTCTGCAACCCAAGCATTACTAACATTGACAACATTAACATTATCATTACGAATCAATGGTATCCCTGTACCATTGACCTCAATGTTTTGAATACCTTGATTACTATTAGTTGGAATGAATGGTATTGACATCGCTATTAGGAAGTATATCTAAATCACCGACCACACCACCTATAACAATAAAAGCAGTGAGCACTGCACCAGCACCCCAGACCCATTTCTCTAGTGCTCTGATCCTTTCTCGTACATCTTCATTTAATTTAGTGATTCTCTCGTCTGTCCTATCAATTCTCTTATGAATCAATTCCATTCTACGAGTAGCATTCTCTAGAGTACTATCAATGACAGCAATCTTTACGTCTTGCTCTGAATCTTTGTTTGTAATGTCAGTCATGATACTTTACCACCCCATTCAGAATTAGGATCCAATCTCTCCATATAATTAAACCCAGATCCTTCTGGGTATATGTATTTACCATTCTCATCAAAGTTTGGACCTACCTTCTTTGCAGGGTATGTAGGATAAGGTCTCAACCCTGCTCTCATCTCTCTACCCTTTCTTTTTCTCATCTCATTACCAGTCTCATGTCCTTCAGGCATAGTAGGCCAAGAGGATCCTAAGATCTCCTTGACCATCTCCTTAGTGTAACCATTAGGGTGACTCATTTTTCAGCAGCATATAAAGCAAAGGTAGATGTAGTTATAACAGTCATCATGTTTGCTATGTGTTGCTTGGTTTCAGAATCACATTCCTTACCAGGCATAAGACATCCATGTATAGTTGCTGCTACTATTAACAATTGAACAACAACTACTACTTGAATTAAATTAATAATTCTACCTTTAAGACATGGTGTTCCGTCTCTGTTTAGAGGAGGATTCCATTTCCCTTTATTTTTGAGGAATCTGTTCACGATAGTTACCATTAGGTAATTGCATACCAGTTACCCTACCAGTTGAAGTAGGCCATGCATCTTTAATAGCAGCACGAACTTCTTCTCTGACTATGAGTTGCAACTCAGTTCTCTCTGCTTCTATTCTTTTTTGAGGTCCACCAGTAGCATTGTCAATGGCAACATTACCACCAACAATACTACCAGTACCTATGACAGCAGCTGCTGTTCCATAGGTTGCTATGTCCTTTACATCCATTAGAGAGGACTGTTAGGTGCAGGAAGTGCTAGAGGAGCAGCAGGAGCATTAGATGCTTGATCAGCAGGTAACTTTAGATCAAGAGCACCAGCACCACCTAGAGCACCAGCACCCATGCCACCAACTACAGACTCAATTGCTGCATCTTTGATGTCATCTATGATTGCATCCTTGTTTAGATAAACATAGGATCCTACACCAATAATACCAGCAAGTGATACTCCTGATGCAATGCTAATTACGTTAGCAATATTATTAAAACTAAATTTTTTACAAGACATGATTTTAAATTTCGTAAGTTTTCTTCTCTTTACTGTTAGGATCAACAGCAATGATTTTTAGTGGTGCTTGTTCAATTCTAATTGTTTGAACTGGTCCACCATTTCCACCACCACTACCATTAGCAGCGTTACCATTCTTGTCCATCTTCATAGTACCATCATTCTTTTTAGAAGCCGTCTGAATTCCGAAGCTAGCTAAAACTCCTGTAAAAACTGAAGCTATAAATGTCGGATCTATTTTTTGTTGAGGGACACCAGGTATGGCGACATAGTTTAAAGTTAAGATACCTCCAGACCAGGCCAGGACTGTGATTCTAACCATTGTACTAATGATCGCTGCCTGTTCCTCGGGGTCAGGAAGAATAGCATCTTTTGCTTTAGCGAAGAGACCTTTCTTCTTTGGTTCTTCTTCAATTATTTCCTCTTTCTTCACTTCATCTGTCATTATAGCACACTATAGGTTTTTTTATTTATATCATCCACCAATCAAATTACTATACAAAGGAAGCTCACATGATAAAATCATCTCTGGTGGTGGGTTTGAACCAGTAGAACGCAAGTAATAATTACCTGTTCTGTTCGGTGAAAACCAATAGTTACCTTGCCAATTACTAACTACATCTCTACTTTCAAAACCATTAGAAGTATCTGATATAAGAATAGGATGATTATTATAATCTAGGTTAGCAAATCTAAAGTAATCACCAATAGTCATTCGGAAAGGTTTCTGGGTATGTGTCTTTTGATATACCTTTCCATCAAAATGCATACTATTTGCAGTTGCACTACCCAACTCCCAATGAGAACCAGGATGAGGTTTGATATCTATATCACGTCTACTAGTCTCAATATGTTCTTGATACTTGTATCTATCATACATAACTATTATTCTTCCACCCATACCATGATGAACAGTACAGTTGTAATACCATACACCATAGGTACTTGGAGTGAAAGTATATGCACTCTGTGTCTCTGATGTAACTTCAGGTGCAACAGGTGATGTATTAACATCAGATGTAGAGATCTTAATAGGATGTGCTCCAGCAACTTGATTGTTAATAACTAAAGTATCTCCTATACCAAGCAAAATATCTCTATCATCAATATCCACAAAATCACCAGCATAATCCCTTCCACTAGACTTATATCCAGTGTAACTATCAGCAGATGTAAATGTAACTTCATACTTACCGTATACAAAAACTCTAAGAGCATCATGTATAGTACCATTTGTAGGTTCACACAACCAAAGCTCTCCAGCCGTAACGGGTTTAAATGTATAAGCATCTTGTGAATTATTAGAAACCAAAGGACTCTCAGCTCCACCAATAGTTTCAGATAATCTTATAGTACCAGTTCCAGCACCTCCTGTTGTTTTCATAATCATTGTATCACCTGCTCTCAGAAATATAGTTCTACCACTACGAGAAGAAAATGGATTAGTATTATACTTGTAAGTCCATTGTCGTCTTCTATCCTCACACCCTGTTCTACTTCCTGAATCATCTAAGTAACGCCAACCACTATACCCCTGCATATTACCAGTAGTATTTTGAATATAATTATCAATGTAGAACCTGAATGTATGAGCAGTACCAGTAGGAATAGTAATCTGTTCACCACCGAAGTGTGCTAACTTTAATATTAAATTGAAATTGTCAACAGTAGAAGGAAACACTTTCTTTAACTTGGTTGTCGCTGTGTTATTATTGACGGTGAAGTACCCATCATTCTCATCCCAATAAAAATCTCTCTGAGGACCATAAGCAAGAGTAGGCCACATGTTTGTCTCATCTTTATCACCCCATATATTATTATAAAGAGTATTCATCTTAGCATAGATATGATTCTTATCATTCTCTTTAAAAGTGAAATACCACTCAGTCCCAATTGTTGTTGATGCCCAAGCACTCCACCAATAGACTGTAAAGACCCTATTTGGAGCAGTACCACTAGACTCAGCTCTAAATACCCATCCTTCATTAGAAGAAGCAAAACCATTAAAGAATATAATATCCTTTGCTACATCTAAGGCATTATTTTCATCAATCTCTGCGGTAGTACCAAATGTAACAAAACCATTCTGACTCCAGTGTGTATCTGTCTGATTATTTCCAAAGATAGGAATAGCCCAAGGTAATACAACTGTCATTCCACCATTAGTAGCAGTACCATAATCATTAGTACCACCAATATAACCATAATTTTTAGTACTAGATGCATCTGTGAATTCA